TACCAACTTGCGCGGTAACAACTGCATACATTGTTTGTTTGATTGGCAAAAAGAATTCGTGCGGTGCGCTGTGCTTTTCCAGCGGCATACCATTGGAAGTTGTGACGGTGCTATCGCCAACATAAATAGTCGCGCTGCTCACAATCTGTAAATAGATGTAGCGATTTTGGTCATCGGGATTTACGATGAGCGTTGGCGTAGTTCCTACGGTGACCTGTGTTGTTTTCATGTGTCACCTTTTCCGTGATGTGCGATTTTCAACTGTCACGAAATACTAGCGTTGCGATGTTTTTTTTGTACCCGCCGCAGGGATTGCACCTGCGCGTTGCCCACTAGGGGCGGGTCGCCATGACCTAAAAGTTCGGGTCAAGGTATTGGTAGGTGCTGCCTATTTTCAAATAGTCGCTGTTGCGCCCTTTGCTGGTGTAGTAGCCATCCTTGCGAAGTGTGTAGGCGTGGGCTGCTTTCCATCTATCAACAACTGATTTGATTTGTTCTTCGTTGTCGTACATGGTTTCCGTATCGGTTCGTACATTGCTTATTGCATTCACCCAAGCATTTCGTGCGTGCTTGCGACGAATTGAATTTGAAAGTGATTTCCAAGTGTCAAGTGTCAGATTGCCAAGAACGCTTCGTGCGCTCATGGTGTAGATGATGCGGTAGTTGCGGGCAGTAGCCACGACGATTTCGTGGTATGCGTCGCTTCCAATGTATTTCGTTACATCCACCCCGATTGATGGATTGATGATTTCTGTTTTGGTTTCCATTGTTCCTTTTCCTTTTTGTTGTTGTTGATTGTTGTTAGCGGTAGATGCTGATGCTGTATCCGTTGTTGTTTTCAAACCACACACCAGCGCAGTTGAAGTAGCACTTGTTGCGGTGGAACCATTCGTTGAACTTTTCATTCCATTCATAGTTCCCTTCCCAAGTGATTGTGTTTCCATCAATGAGCGCATCTGCGAAGCGTGTTTCACCGAAGTATTCATTCAGCATTTTTACAATCCGCTTCATTTCTGTTTTGTTTGCCTTGCGTGTCATGTTCTGGTTCCTTTTTGTTGCGGGCTTTATTGTTATCCCGATGTATTCAGTATAAGCCCGCTTTTGGCAGGATTGCAACCATTCAAAAACCCCAATAAAAACAGGCTTTTTCAGCCCTCACAACAACAGCAGAAGTTCTTCATCATCGCGTTCAGCGACCCACGAAACACCACCCAAAGCACGCGCCCGCAACACACCCAAACCAACCGACGCAGTAGCAAACACAGAAACAGGTTCACGCTCAACAACAATCGTTTCAACTTCTTGCGGAACATCTTTCGCAACAACAATCGGTTTCGGTGGCAACTGTTCCAACCAACGAACGCGACCACCAGCACCACCACCAGCCTTCTTCGTCACCGACGCAGAAGCAGACGCATCCAAAGAACCAAGCGGTGCATCTGCAATTCCTTCACCGACAGGAATCACAACACCATTCGCAGACGCAACCAACGCAGGAACAACCGTCACGCCAGACGCATTCACAATCACCAACGCCTGACCAGACGCATTCACGGTTTGGAATTCCGAAACCGCTTGCGCAGAATGCAAAACAGTTGCAGACGCAGAACCAGACACACCACCCAACGACGCTTCACCCGTCGCAGGATTATCAATGTCAGCAGAAGCCGATGCTGTCAAACCACCAAACGAACTTTCACCAGACGCACCATGTTCAATCGTCGCAGTTGCTTCACCCGTTGCAGCACCCAATTCGGCATCAGCCAACGCAACAACCGTGACAATGATTTCCGCAGAAGCCTGCGCAAACAATTCGCCCGCTTCACTATCCGCAGAACCAACAACCTTGAATGACAAATCATCGCCATCCAAACCAAAACCTTCATCATTCAACGGTGACGCATCCAACGCAAACCGTTCAAGATTTACAAACGGTGAACCCAATCCAACTTCGGCATCATCCAATTGGTTCGTATCAACTACGAAGCGATAGTTGATTGTCATGGCGCAAACTGCCCGATGACTTTATGACGCGATGGTAAGTGAAACTGTCAAATCGCCAGAAGCAATTGTGAAGGTGTCGCCTGCGGTGTACGGGTTTGCAGTTATCGTGCCAGAGAAAAGAAAGTTGCCAGAAGTTGCAGCATCCCAAGCGGTGAAAAAGGTTGCATCTTCTGAACCTGCAATGTTTGTCCAAGTCACAGCGGCATCGGAAGAAAGCACGCCAGATGATGCGGCTGCAAACGAAACTGCTTTGCGTGTCACTTCCACCGCAGGGTTTGCTGTGCCTGTGCCTGACGGGTCACCAACATGAAGTTTCACATACACAGTTGCAACAGCAAACGAAGTGTTGTTGCCAACCGAATCCAATAACGCATCCGCAAGATAATCAGAAATTCCTGTTGCCATTAGCCATCAATCCTTTCATCAATGATTGCCGACACGCGACCATCAGCATCCCGTTCAACTGTGCGACGCACAAAACGCGGTTCGGGTACTTGCACATTCACGACAGTTTCGGGAATGTTTATGGTCTGCGGGTCAAACTTGATGATTGGTGGTTCCACATTCACCGTCTGTTCAGGATATTGAATGCTGATGTTCTGCGGTGTCTCATGCACCACAAGTGGTGTCGGCATCGGCGCATGGTTCACAACTACTTCGTTCCTGTAACTGCGCTCAGGTGGAACTTGGTCAGTTCCCAATGTCGGCAGGTCGCCGCCTTCCACGCCAGCAATCGCTGTTCCTGCGACACCCATCACGAATTGGTCGCCACCTTCATACGGTTCGCGGTTCTCAATTTCGCGTGCTTCGTTCGGTGTCAAAGTGCCAGCCATGATTTGCGTTTGCTGTGCCTTTACGCGGGTAAGCAAATCGGCGCGCGTGAATTCGTCGCTGTTGAAACGAACGCGCTGTGTGATTGGCAACATTTCCGAAAAGCAATCTTCAAGACGACGCTGCCAAGCAAGCAATGTGTATCGCTGAAAGTTCAAACCCGTGCTTTCAACATTGGAATATGTTTGCGTATCGCCGCCCGTACCAGCAAGCAAGAACAACGGGATGCGATAAGCGCGTGCGATATCGCGCACGATTGCTTCGCGATGCGCAATCATTTCCATATCGGCTGCGCTTGTGGTGATTGAACGCCACTTCAAACCGCCAGACAGAACTGCGGGGCGGCGATGTTTCCAATGTGCTTCTTCCCAAGTATCACGAAGAACTGCGGCTTGGTCTGTGGTTATCGGCTGGTCAGTTTCCAAAACGGATTGCGGTGTTGCGCCTTCACCGTAGAACTGTGCAAGGAATCTGTCCATCGCAATTCCCATTCCGATTGTGTTGCGCATCGCTTCCAGCGGTGAAATGCCGCGACGCTGGTTCGGCAAAATCAACCAATGGATTGCGCGAATTTCTTTGTTGGTGTATTGGCTGCGCCCAACTTCATAAACGATTTCCCCAATGTCGTTATAGACAACATTCTTGATTTCGTGCGGATGCAAGTTGCGCATCTCAACAGGAAGTCCATTGTTACCTTTGGGTGCATAGATGTATGCGTTGCCATGAATTGCAAGTGTCACCATCGTTTGATGTACGAATTCAAACATTGTCTGATGTTCGTTCGGTTTGATAAGAACCGATGGGGTTGGCAAGCGTTCAATTCTTCCGCCGCGTGTGCGCGTCAATTCAAGTGGCATTGATGCGATGCTGTCAGCCAGCAAAGTCACAGCAGCAAGAACAGCGGAATGTGCGAACGCTGTTACTTCATTGACCACTTCGCCTGAATAGTTGCTGTAAAACGGGCGGGCAGTTACGCCATAGGGGTCAATCGTGGATGGAAGTGCGCGCTGTTCGCGCTTGCGAAGGATGCTCATGCTGCCATTATCCCTGCGCTGATGAGAAGAACACCAGCCACAATGAACGCAATTGGTACTGAAATGAACCCAATTCCTACCGAAACCAACCCGAATCCAATCAGTTCCATCGCGGTTGTGACGCGACTTCGGGTGAATTGTTTGAAGAAGTTGTTCATGTCCACACATTCACCACCATCGGGGCATTGTCAATGATGGGTGTTTGTTTTCTGGTTGCCCTGTCTAGCCCTATAACCATAGCAATACACGCATCAATTTTTCGTTTGCTTTTGCCTTTGCTCAATCGCCAACCGTTATCGGTCATGCGTTGCGCAGCCGAAAGCACTTGGTCTGTGAAGGTAGGCGAACCATCGTGCGCCACCTTTCCAGCAACAATCAATTCATACGCCTGACCACAAGCAGGAATCATGCGCTGACCGTTCTGCGGAAATTCCACCATCCGCAAACCTTCATCCGCAAGTTGTTCCGCCGAACGCTGAAAGTAGGCGGGGTCAAACGCGAATTCGCGCACATCATATTTCAGATGTAGTTCACGCAAATACTTTTCAACATCAGCAACATCCACGCCTTCATCCTTCGGTTGCCAAATCTTAGAACGCACAACAACCCGTTCATCCTGCGGCTGTGCGATAACCACCGCGATGCTGTCATGCTTCAAAGCCATATCAATTCCAACCCACACAGGCAAATCATCAGACAGTTCCATATCGGAACGACATTGTTCCCACGCCCCAACAGGCAACCAACTTTCCTGCGAACGAACCCATTGGTTCAAACGCCAACGACGCACAGACATTTCCGAACCTTCAAACGAAGCCTTCACCGCAACCTGCAAATCTTCTTCGCTCATCAAACCTTCCGCAATGTTCGGGTTGGCTTTACGCCATTGCTTCGGGTCATCAATCTTGCAATCAGCATCCGCTTCCCACCACCAAAACCCAAACGACACATCATCAACTTCGCCAGCAGAAACACTTTTGCCATATTGATACATCTGTCCTGCGAGCGTGTCCAAGTCATATCCCGCAGTTGTGATGCTCACAATCAAAGGTTCCAAACGGTTACCCGAACCCTGCACCATCTGTTCAAACAAATCGCTTGACTTCTGCGCCCACAATTCATCAAACAAAACCAGCGACGGGTTCAAACCTGCTTGCCCGCGAAAGTCAGATGACAACACCCGAAACACAGAACCAAAGCGCGGCATCTCAATCGCATCCCGCAACACACGCGCTTCCGCCGACAACACAGGCGACGACAAGATTTGCTGCTTGGCTTCACCGAAGATGATGCGCGCTTGGTCTTTATCGGAAGCAACCGCATAAATTTCCGAACCTGCTTCGCCAGCAATCATTGAATACACAGCCAACGCAGAACCCATCAATGACTTCCCCTGCTTACGCGGCAACCCGATAAGCGCGCGACGATAACGCAACTTCCCATCCGCCTTGCGTCGTTCCAACAACGAACCCAACAACCATTTCTGCCAATCTGTGAAATCCAAAGGTTCGCCAGCACGGAAACCTTTCAACACTCTGAAATGCTGATTGGCAAACGCAATCAATTCATCGCCATCAGACGCTTCATCAATCCGCTTCGTAAAATATGCGGGCTGCCAAGATTTATCGGGTAGCACGCTTATCCGCGATGCGCTTGTGCAAATCCGTCAAGTTCCCGCCCTGCGGCGCACCCGTCACCAAAGAAGCACGGTCTGCTGGTGAGAAGCCGATAAGCGAAAGCAAAGAAATGATTTGTCGTTCCAATTCACGCAACGCACGCCTATCACGCCAAGCATCAGGCTGTTGCTGCAACTTCACGCGAAGCCGCGTGCGCTCATCAGACGCTTCACAAACAAGCAACACCACTTCGGCATCCATGCCACGCGACAACCAGCCAGCACCAGATGACCAGATTTGTTCCCACAATCCGCGACCCGTCTGCCCAAGCGGGCGATGCGGTTCAGGCACAACCGCAGTTGGAAGCCCAACAATCTGCGCAAGTTCCTGTTTCGTAGGCAACTTCTTCTTTGAAGGATTGCCCAACCGCATATGTTGTTCCACAGGTTTTGATTTCCTGCCCGAACCTTTACCGCCCATGAATCACATCCTTTGCCCAATCAATTGAACCATACGCCCACCCAAGAACGGTGCAGGCAAGCGGAATTGCCCACACCGTTCCCGTAGGGGGAAACACTATTCACCAGCCTTGTTGATGATTCGGAACATTGCATCTTCGCGCACCGTAAGCGCGGGGCAATCATACGAACAACGGGTTTGCAAACGCAGAATCCGAAGTTCCTTGCGGCTGATTACAGGCGCAGACTTCAACGGATTCGTGTGTCCTTTGACCTTGCGACGCTCAGCGATTGCCGAACCGACAACTTCAATTTTGGTCACCGTCAAATTCGGGCGACCAACAGTTTGAACGATGGTGTCGCCAACTTGAATGTTGCGTGCTGATGTTTTGATGATTGCGCGTGCCATCACCATTCCCCCGTTTCTTCACGGTGCGCATTCTGACATTCTTCACACCAATCGCAGTAGCCAGCACCACGAACATCTTTGCGATGCGGCGCAAGAATTCTTTTGTTGTTGTCCTGAATAAGACCAGCGTTCAACCATTCGCCAGAAGCAGTATCAAAGTGGTCGCAATAGAGAACCCACTTGCCACCGTCGCTAGGTACTTCGGCAAGCATCACTTCGCTGATGCGGATTGTGAACTTCGGTGTCTTGCGGATGATTGCGCGTGCCATGTTCACGCACCTGCCTTCGTAAGCACTTCATCCAGAAACGCACGCGCTTCTTTGCGTGTCCGAAATACTTTGCTGACAACTGTGCAGGGAAACGGGAAATTGATGTGATAAATGCCAAACATTTCTTCATTGTTGGTTGAAACAGTTACATCCATAATGACCCAACCTGAAAGCCATCCGTCGCGTCGCGGCGACAGGTGATGACCACTTGCAAATTGCGGTGCAACACCAACATCCGTAATGATGTATTTTCCCGAAACGGGTTTCATGTTGTTTTTCATGTTGTTGTTCCTTCTGTCGGGGTTCCTTATCCCGACATCATCAGCATACAGGTTGCACGGGTGATTGCAACAACCCAAATCCCCCCACCCTTCACCTTGTATCCCCGCACCTTTCCCCTTCCCCAAAAACAACGATTTTCCCCGACGGTGCCTTCCAGAC